GTAAATATGAATTTGATGAAACTGCTTTTATATTTAATGAGGAAGCTAGAAAATTTAATGATCAAGGTTTTTATTGTGATAAACCTATGAGATCAAAAGATTTTATGACTTATTGGGAAGATCAAAAAAATAAGTGTAGAAATGGAGTTATATATAAAAACAAAGACAAAATATGGTATCTAACAAGAGATTACTACATGTGGTTAAACTTCTTACCTATATTTGATAAAGAAGAAAAAAGATATGGTTTTGCAAAAGTAAGAGATGCTCAGTATCATATGGCTTTATATGAGATAATGGCTGAAATTAATTATAAACATGTTGCAATACTTAAAAAAAGACAGATAGCCTCTTCCTATTTTCATATGGGTAAACTAATAAACATGTATTGGTTTGAAGAAGGAGCAGTATTAAAAATAGGTGCAGCATTAAAAGATTATATTAATGATAAAGGTTCTTGGAAGTTTTTAGATGAATATCAAACTTTCTTAAATGAACACACAGCATGGTATAGACCGTCTAATCCTGGTAAAGTGCTTTTATGGGAACAAAAAATAGAAGTAAGAATAAATAATAGAAAAACACAAAAAGGTCTTAGATCTAAAATACAAGGTGCCTCTTTTGAAAAGAATGCTACTGCAGGGGTAGGGGGTCCATGTACTTACTTTTTTCATGAGGAAGCAGGTATTGCACCTAAAATGGATCAAACGTATGAATACTTACGTCCTGCAATGTCTTCAGGTATGATGACGACAGGACAGTTTATTGCTGCAGGATCTGTGGGTGATTTAGATCATTGTAAACCTCTTAAGAATTTTATACTTAATCCAGAAGCAAATGGTATACTAGGTGTAGAAACTGATCTAATGGATGATAAAGGTACAATTGGTATAGCAGGTTTATTTATACCAGAACAGTGGTCAATGCCTCCATTCATAGATCAGTATGGTAATTCTAACATTAAAGGAGCTCTTAAATCAATTAAACGTGAAAGAGCTGAATGGAAAAGAGATTTAGATGCAGAACAATTTCAATTAAGAGTATCTCAAAAACCTATTGATATTGCAGAAGCTTTTGCATATAGAAAAGAATCTATATTTCCTCAAGGGTTTTTATCAAAACAAATGAGAAGAATAGAAGAAAAAGAATATTCATATGAACTTTTAGATTTAGAATATGACGGAAGTAAAATAAATGCAAAAACATCTAGAAAGACTCCAATAACTGAATTTCCTGTAAATAAAAAAAGAGAAGATAAATCTGGAGTATTAGTTGTATGGGAAAGACCAATAAAAAATCCAGACTTTGGAACTTACTATGCATCTATTGACCCTGTGTCAGAAGGTAAAACAACTACATCAGATTCATTGTGTAGTATTTTTGTATATAAAAATCCAGTTGAAGTTACAAAAGAAACACCAGAAGGATTAGAAACATTTGTTGAGGGAGATAAAATTGTTGCATCTTGGTGTGGTAGATATGATGATATTAATAAAACACATGAGCAACTTAAACTAATTATTGAATGGTATAATGCCTGGACTCTTGTTGAAAATAATATTTCTTTATTTATTCAATATATGATTGCTGAAAGAAAACAAAAATATTTAGTACCTAAATCACAAATTGTATTCTTAAAAGATTTAGGATCTAATAAAACTGTTTATCAAGAATATGGTTGGAAAAATACAGGAACATTATTTAAAAGTCATTTAATATCATATGCTATTGAATTTATTAGAGAAGTAATAGATGAAGATACAGATGAAGAAGGTAAGGTATACAAAACCACATATGGTGTAGAAAGAATACCAGATAAAATGTTAATAACAGAAATGTTACAATATCATCCAGGATTAAACGTGGATAGATTAGTATCTTTTGCAGCACTTGTAGCTTTTGCAAAAATGCAACAAGCAAATAGAGGATATGTTAAACGGAAAGAAAGAGATAAGTCACTGGAAATGTTGGAAAAGTCACATAAATTTGGTAAATTAAATATGAGTCCGTTTAGGAACATTGGAAGGAATAAAAAGATAAGCAAAAGAAAAATAAAGAAAAACCCTTTTAAAAATATTAAATAATGTTTGAATACGTAACCACTTGTACATATCCAATTGAAAATTTTACCTACATTTACATAATGGAATATAGGACAACAGAAATAGAAATCTAATATGAAAGTATATAATGCACTACAGCTAAAAAAAGGCGCTAAAGTTGATAAAGGTCCAGTTAATGCGTCATTAACACAACCATTACAATTTATACCTGCAAAAGATAAAGATGATGATTGGGCTGCATGGAATTTAGATTGGTTAGAAGTAAGAGGTATGGACCAACTAAAAAAGAATGCAAGAAGATTATTAAAAAATTATAAACTTGCAAAAGGTATAATTGATAAAACAGATTATATTGTTGAAGAAGAAAATGAGTATGGTGATTTAATGGATGTACTTACAAAAGAAGATGAGTCAGCATTAGAGCTTAAATTTTATCCTATTATACCAAATGTTATTAATGTTCTTACAGGTGAGTTTGGAAAAAGATATACTAAAGTTCAATTTAGAGCTGTAGATGATTTTTCTTATAATGAAATGTTAGAGCAAAAAAGAGCTATGATAGAAGAAAATCTTCTTACAGATGCTTATAATAAAATGATGATCAGTATGATTCAACAAGGTGCTGATCCAAATTCAGATGAAGTACAAGAGCAATTATCAACAGAAAATTTAAAATCACTTCCTGAAATAGAAAACTTTTTTAGTAAGAGTTATAGAAGTTTAGTAGAAGAATGGGCAGGACATCAATTAAATGTTGATGAAGAAAGATTTAAAATGCAAGAACTTGAAGAAAGAGCATTCCGTGATATGCTTATTTGTGATAGAGAGTTTTGGCATTTTAAAATGATGGATGATGACTATGATGTAGAATTATGGAATCCTGTATTAACTTTTTATCAAAAATCTCCTGACTCAAGATATATATCTGAATCTAATTTTGCTGGTAAATGTGATATGATGACTGTTGCAGATGTAATAGATAAGTATGGATACTTAATGAGTGAAGAACAGTTAGAGTCTATGCAAAACATACATCCTAAAACAAATTCAAAATATTTAATAAACGGTATGCAAAATGATGGATCTTATTATGATCCAGGAAGAAGTCATAAATGGAATACAGAAGCTCCTAGTTTAGATTATAGAAGATTAATGAGTAACTATGGAAATAATCCTGCTGTAGAAGGAGATATTGTAAATTGGATATTATCAGAAGGTGGAGATGTATTTGATTGGGGAGATCATGATATGATGAGAGTTACAACAGTATATTGGAAAACTCAAAGAAAAATAGGACATTTAACAAGGATTGATCATAATGGTGAACTTATACAAAAAATAATAGATGAAGATTATAAAGTAAATGATAAACCTGTTTATAATACAAGATTATTTAAAGATAAAACTAGAGATAATTTAATTGAAGGTGAACATATAGATTGGTTTTGGATAAATGAAGTATGGGGTGGAGTAAAAATTGGACCTAATGGACCTCAACATTGGAGATCAGAAGATCATGA